TACCACAAGGTTCATTCCGAAATACCCATCTGTTGGCCCTGTCATCACACTTCAAGGTCGTTCAATATCCAGAACAAACGCACCTATTTCTACTCACGGTGTTATCTACATTCTTGGTATTGGTACTGCTGGAAACGGTGTTGGAGGCCCAGACGAGGAAGGAGATCTCGAAGGAGTCGAATTCGGTGCGAAGGAAAGATTCATTCCAGCAACAGAGATTGGTGTTGGATCTCTCCTATTCGACTTCCAGACAACTGGAGCAGAAGCAAGACCAATTTCTGTATTTGGATACTATGGAGACGACAAAGATCCAGGCACATCTGGTCAAATTACTATCCGTCAGGAAGGTGGCATCTTCACTCAAGAGAAGATCATCAAGATCTACGAAACAGATGGTACTGGAGCATTTACTTACAGTGGTGCTGCTCAAGACGAAGCAACGACATTCTCCGAAGTTGGCTCTGGTTCTCTATTCGCAATCGGTGGTATCGCAGAGAGTACAACAGCTGCAGAACTTGTTGCTGGAACATCCATATTCAATGGAGAGGCAGATATTGCCTTCTCTGCACAGACTCCAGAAGATACTGCAACACTTACACTATCTGGTACAGGGGTTGCTCAACGCAGATTCGAGTACGATGGATCTGGAACTCTCACACTCAGAAGAGATATCAATCCTATTACAGGTGTTCGTCTATCTCACGACGGATCTGGTACATTCAGTGTATTTGGTGGTGCTGCAGAATCAACAGTCGAACCATCTTCTGCAAGAGCAATTCTTACAGATATCACAGGTGCTGCAGAAACAAGAAAAATATCAGTCTTCCAAGACTTCGTTCCATCTGGTACATTTACAATATCTGGAGAACTTACACATCCAGATATCGATTACACACCAGCGTACACTGGTATTGGAAATGTTACTATTTCTGGAATTGCTGGGGAGAGAGCAAAACTTCCAGAGGTCGGATCTGGTATTGCAACATTCTCTGGTTCTGCTGTTCTCAGATTTACAGCAGATTCTGTCGAGGGTACAGTCCTCTTCGATACAAAAGGAGCCTCTGCACTTACCGCTCTCAATCAAGTTTACGGATACTACGGAGACGACAAAGATCCAGGCACATCTGGTATTACAACAATATCTGGTATTTCTCCAACCAGAAAGATATCAGTCTTCCAAGACTTCGTTCCATCAGGAACACTCACAATATTCAATACTTCACTTGTACACCCAGACGTTCGTTACATTCCGTCAATTGGTATTGGAGTTGCCGTCCTTTACCAGACAGGTGGAACAGCTCTCGAATCCTTCGGAAAAGGCAACTACACAACTCAAGGATCCTTTAAGGGACTCGCTGGATCTAAAGAATCTCTCACTCGTGCAACTTACGTTGGTATTGGTCAACTTAATACCTTTGGCGTTGGTCAAACTGAATACCTCGTCTTCGAGCAAGGTAGAACCTACGTTGTTATTATTTAATTCCTATAAATAAATGGAGAAGCATAACTATTTGACATAGATTTATGACAAAGCAGGTTCAATTTAGAAAAGGAACGACAGCTGAACACTTTAACTTTACTGGAGCTCTAGCAGAGATAACGGTAGATACTGACAAGAATACGGCGGTTGTTCACGACGGATCAACTCCTGGCGGATTTGAACTTGCGAGAGCAAGATGGACGTTTGTATCTGGAAACTATACCTTGGCGACAAACCAAAAGTATACAGTCGATTCACAAAATAGTCCCTCTGGATTCGATTTAACCATGCCAACTCCTCGTGCGGTTGGTGACTGGGTATGGATCGAAGACTTTGCTAATTTCTTTAGTATTCATCCAATCAATGTTGTATCACAATACAGTTTTGAGAATGGACATTTAGTTAGAGAATCTTCACCCTTTATTATGGACGTTTCGGGTGCGTCAGTGACCTTTATTTGGAATGGAACTCTTTGGAAAGTATTCAACAATAGGGCAAGTTAACTATGGCACTTACGCTAAGTAACTCAATTTCTGGACAGTTTGACCCCTCTGAATCGTCGGGTTTTTTCGTGTATGCACTCAGAAGAGATGCGGACGACATGTTACTGTTTTCAAAAGTTAGTGCTGCTTCAACAGAATTAGGAGAATTCTATCGTAACGATGGAACTGCTATACCAGAATTCGGTGATGGTTTAGATTATGGTTGCTATGATGTTGGTGTTGGTAAAACATCTATTATCCGTAATGATATCGCAACGGTTAAAAAACTTGTAGATGATCCGAATGATAAATACCAACAGATTCGCTTTGACCGCAGAAACTTATACTATTACATAGATGATGATGGCTTTTTCGTTATAAGGTTCAATGGGCCTGACTACGCATATAACACTATTGGGCCAAAGTAAAAAAATCCCCCCTCAGATAATTACACGGAGAAAAAATGGCTGAGTTTAGACTTGGAAGAGTAAAATTCAACTGGACAGGTGATTGGGCAGTTAACAAAAGCTACCTAATTGACGACATCGTAAAGTTTGGTGGAAACACCTATGTGGCAATCACAAACCACACGTCAACCGCCAATATCAGTGACTTTTATTCCAACGACCTTTCAAACTGGAACGTTCACATTGAAGGTTTAGAACAGAAAGGCGAATGGAGTGCTGGAGTTTACTACCGCATCAACGACCTAGTTACTTTTGGTAACGTTGTTTATAGAGTTGTAACTGCTCACACATCAGAAGGAACTTTCATTGATGAAACGAAGGTTGTCGAATATGTAAAAGGATTTAAGAGCGAAGGCGACTGGGATCAGAATAGTGAATACCAATCAGGTGACGTTGTAAACTACAACGGTTCATCTTATGTTGCGTTATCCACTTCTCTTGCTGGTTTCCAACCTCCAGCGTATTTGGGAATTGCTACAGACCCTAACGCTAAATGGACAATATTATCTGACGGTCTTGCTGGTGCCGCATCAACATACATTGAAGGTTCATTCTACAGAGGCGACCTTACACAGTATGGTGGTAACATCTACAGACATAAGATTGGTGTCACAACTAACGTATCTCCACTACAGGTCGGCGTAGGATCTGAAGGCGACAGTGCTTACAATGGTGATGCTGTATGGGATCTATTGGTTAAAGGATTTAATTTTGTAGGTAACTTCTCCACTACCTTCAACTACCATCCTGGCCATATTGCAAGATACGGTTCAGATTCTTTCATCTCAATCGGTAACTCACATACCAACGTAATTCCTACAGCTGGTATTGGAACCTTCTGGGAAGTACTTGCATCTGGTGACTCATCTGCTGCTCTTAATACTAAGGGTGACTTACTTACTTACAACGGTGGTAACACAAGAATCGGTATCGGTTCTACTGGTTATGCTCTTGCAGTTCAGTCAAATGGACTACCTGGCTACGAGATTGTAGGTAATCAGACAAGAATTTACTATGTTGACTCCGAAGACGGAATCGACACAAACAATGGTCTTGCACCTAACTTGGCGTTTAAGACTATTAAACAGGCTTGCGTTGCTGCTCGTCCTAAAACAAACATCACCAATATGGTGTACACCGCTTCCACTGGTGTGGCAACAGTCACAGCTCCTGGCCACGGTCTACTAAACACTGGTACGTTCGTTCAGTTACAAGATATTCAGTTTGAGTGTCTATCTGGAGGTAACGTATTCAACGTATTGGGTATGACATTCAACGGTGCAGTTGGTATTGCAACAATCACTGCTATCGGTCTTGGTGCTGCTCCAGAAATCGGAATCGGTGCAACTGTAAGACTTAGAAACTTAAGTGTTCAGTATACAGGTACTGCAAGATTCCAACACCAATTCAAGAGTGCATTAGACAATGCTATCCAATCTGGTGGTAATTACGCTCACACATTTAACAGTTGTGTAACAAACGGTGTTACAGTTGTTGGTGGTTCTTCTATCACTCCAACAGGTGCAACATACGACGCAACAAGTGGTAACTTTGTAATGACTCTTGCTGGTCATAGTTTATCTACTTCCGATAAGATTACTATTGCTGATAACGCATTTACGTTCACATGTACAATGAACAACAATGCTACTCAGAAGACATATCCTAGACCTGGCAAAGACCCTGCACAAGGACAACAGTTAAACATTACAGGTACAACAACTAATACATTCACTGTAAACGTTGGTACATCTCCAATCGTAGATCACAAACCAACAGCTGTTTCTTACAACCAAGACACTGGAGACATGGTTTGCACAATCGGTGCTCACTCATTAACAGTTGGTACATCTGTAAGATTAGAAACAGAAGGTATGACATTCCGTTGTTCAATGGACGGTTATACAACTGATCACCCATATCCTAGACAGGTTGCTGGAGACGGATCACCCGACCCTGCATACAACACAGCTCTAAACATTACTGCTGTTACAACTAACACTATTACAATTAATGTTGGTACTGGTGCAGAAAGTCAGTCAAGCATTGGGAAGGGTCCTGCTGTACATACTCAAGGTTCTTACGAATTCAATGTTACTGCTGTTCCTGACGCTAACTCTATTGCACTTAACGTTGGTGTTTCAACAATTGCATATGCTTATCAATCTGGTGGTACTGCGTTCGTTGGTCTAACAACAACCAAGTATCCTGATAAGGTATCTAAGTCTTACTACGAAGTTCTAGAAGTTCCTGATACAGACAACTTCAAGACTAACGTTGGTATTTCATCTATCAACCACACATATGTTGAAGGTGGACAAGTAACAGACTTAACCCCTGCGATCTTGAAACTATCTGCTTCACAATTCTACGAGCAGTTACCAATTACAGTTCCTCCATTCACATCAATTATCGGTAACGCATTGAGAGCTTCTCAAGTTCTACCAAAAGATGCAACATCTGATGATTCTGTAACTCCAAACCGCAGATCACACATGTTCAAGATGTCTGATGCAACAACTATTCAGGCGATCTCCATGAAAGGAATGGAAGGATTCCATTATGATCCTAATGCTCCACTTGTTCTTGACAACGCTAACCTAAGAACTGGTATTGGAACAACTGCTGCTGGTGTATTCATCTCCTTGAACCCAGACTCACCAATTAACAATAAGTCACCTTATGTTAAGGACTGTACTTGTTTCTCTGACCCTGCAACTGAGAGTGGCAGATTCGGTGGTGGTGCTGTTGGTGTATTCATCGATGGTGGTGTACACGACGTTGGTGCGAAATCAATGGTGTTTGACGCCTTCACACACGTTTGTTCTGACGGTGCTGGATTCATTCTTGATAAGGGTGCAATCTCTGAAATCGTTTCCTGTTTCACATACTACGCTAAGTGGGGTTACTACTCAGGTGGTGGATCAAGAATCAGGGGTGTTGGTGGTAACAACTCTTATGGAGACTATGGTGTTATCTCATCTGGTTTCTCAACTGATGAAGTTCCAAGAACTGCAACAGTCTTCGGTGACATGGCTTCAGTCAACGGTGTAAGTAAGGCAGGAACATTAGCAATCGGTGCTACAATGTTCGGTCAGACATCTAAGGCATCTGCATGGTTCTTAAACGACCAAATCACTGCTGATAAGATTTACTTCAAGTATCAGCCTGGATATGGTAACGCTGGAATCGGTACTACTGGATTCGTAGATGGAGAAATCATCTGGTTCGGTGCTGGTGCTGAGGCAAGTTCTGGTGTTGGTTCAATTACAGTTGGAGCAGCAGCAAGTTCAGTCACAGGACAGAAAGGAACTATCATGGAAGTAGACAATATTTCATCAAGTCTACTGGTCGGTGACGCTATTGGATTCACAACCACACTCTATGGTGCAACTGATAGATTCTTCATTATTAACACTATAACGAACGTCGCAGCTGCTCAAACTTACATAGCTTGGCGAGCTGGATCGCAAACAGGTCTCTCAACGGTATACTATAACCGTGCTACATTGTCCGTCTCACCTGAGAAGGCAACTGGTACATGGGATACTAGAAACTTAGGATCTGGTAACGGTTCTCAAATCGAAGTTAGAACTCTGTTCTCACAGGCAAGACTAACAGGACATGACTTCCTCGCAGTTGGTACTGGTAATAAGACAGAAACTGGATATCCAAACGTCAACTTGGCGAACGTTATCCAAGGTAATGAGACTAACGTATTCGGGCCTGGTAAGGTGTTCTTCGTATCAACCGACCAAGGTGGTAACTTCAGAGTTGGAGACTTCTTCTCCGTTGACCAGTTGACTGGTCGTGCAACATTGGATGCTTCAGCGTTCAACTTATCTGGTTTGACAGAATTGAGACTTGGTTCTCTTGGAGGTCAGGTCGGTGAGGCGATATCTGAATTCTCCTCTGACCCTGCAATGTCAGGTAACTCAAACAGTGCATGTCCTACAGAATTTGCTGTTAAGGGATTCATCACTCGCGGTTCAATGGGTACTAAGGCAATGACACCTCCTGTAGGTACAACTGCTCAAAGACCTGGCGGTATCGACGATGAGTTTAACACAGGTTGTTTGAGATTCAACACTACATTAGGTGCTCTTGAGTACTATAACGGTACAACATGGATTCAGCCAGGTGTTGAGTCATACAGTACAGTTAACTCTAGTTTCTCTGCTGAAGTTGGAAAGAACTACTTTGTTAACACAAATGGTGGTGGTGTTACTGCAACACTCCCTGCATCTCCTGACTTAGGTGCGAAAATTACATTCTATGATGTTGCTAAGACATTTGATAGTAATGCGTTAACCGTTTCTCGTAATGGAAAACCAATACAGGGCGACAACGCTAACCTAACTGTTAACACAGAGGGTGCTGCATTTAGTCTAGTATTCTCAGGTGACACATACGGTTGGAGAATCTTCTCCATCTAATTTGAGATCCTTTATATTATGTTTTTTCTCGTACAAATTTTCTGGATCGTAAATGGCCAACTATAGATCATATAGACAAGTAAGAGCAGATCAGATTGGTAACAACACTATTGCTGTTGCCAAACTTGAAAGTGGGGTGGCACCAAGATATTGTGTAAAACATATTTTTGGTCATCCCTGTTACTGCACACCTGGCTGCTGTTGCAACTGGCAAGTTCCTAGTGGAGTTGAAAAGGTAACTTTTGAACTCTGGGGTGCTGGTGGAAACGGAAGTGGTGCATGTTCATGTAACAGATGTCAACATTTCCAAGGTGCTTCTGGTGGAACATATAACACTAAGACAATCTCCACAACTGGGGGTTGTTCTTATACTGTATGCGCTGGTGGAGTTTACAGATGTTGTTCGAGAGAGTGTAATGGATGTAACGGATGTTCTTCATACGTTAATGGTTACAATTTAAGTAACTTCTGCGCTCATGGTGGTGCAAGAGGTTGTGCAAACGGTGACTGGTCTATTGCATGTACATCAAGAAACTGGTGTTGTGTATCGCCTGGAACTTGGGGAGGAGACTTCGCAATGGCGGGACACCAAGACGGTTTCTCAGGTCACTGGAACTGTCACTGTACTGGTGACGTTAATAAGCACTGTAGTACTGGTGCTCCATTCTTAGTATCAAGTACAGAATCACAGTTAGACCAGTGTTGGATACGTTGCGGTTGTTGGACTGCTCCATATGCAGCTGGTGGTCAAAGTGCGATGACTACATACTGTGGTCGTTGTTGTGGACAGGGCGGTCAAGGCGGCTCTGGAATGGTAAGAATCACTTACGTTTAAAAGGATAGGTAATGGCAAGTTATTCATCATACAAAAAAGTTAACGGAGATCAACTAGTTAGTAATTCTCTGGATGCATCAAGCTTCAGTGAATCACCAAACTCATCCTACGGTGTGAAGTGGTTTTATGGAACCATGTGTAGGTGTTCACCAGGCTGTTGTTGCAACTGGACTGTTCCAACTGGTGTACAAAACATGTGGATTCAGGCTTGGGGTGCTGGAGGAAATGGTACTGGTGCATGTTCATGTAACAGATGTCATCACTACGAAGCTGCTCAGGGTGGATACTATAACACTAAAATGATTGCAACTAACGCTGGTTGTTCATATAGTGTCTGTGCTGCTGCGGTTTATCCATGTCTCTCTAGAGAGTGTTATGGATGTAATGGTTGTTCTTCCTATGTAAACGGATACAACTTATCAAACTTCTGTGCTATTGGTGGACAAAGAGGAAACGCAAACCCAAGTTGGACTGAGGCTTGTACTTCTGACAACGCATGTTGTAGAGCGCCTGGAAACAATGGAGGAGACTGGGGTTTAGGAAACCATACTTCTGCATGGTCAAACTCTAGACATGATACCTACAGAGGTTGGTGTCACTGTTATCATTATGGACAATCCCCAACATCTGCACCTCTAATCGGTACAACTGCGTACCAGTCTATTAGAGAATGTTGGATTCGTTGCGGTTGCTGGATCGTTCCTTATGGTCACGGCGGAATGAACGCTATGACTACATATTGTGGAAGATGTTGCGGTCAGGGTGGAACTGGCGGTGGCGGTCTAGTCAAAATTACATACTTCTAAGGAAAAGAAATGGCAAATTATTCGTCCTATAAACAAGTTTCCAACGACAGGATAGTAGATGGATCTATTCCGTCAAGTGCGGTTCAGTCTGGATCTTTTTCTAACTGGTGTGTCAAATGGATTTATGGATCTCCAGGCTGGGGATCACAAGGTTGTTGTTGCAACTGGTCTGTTCCAACTAACGTAACTCGAATTACGTTTGAAGCTTGGGGTGCTGGTGGTAACGGACACGGAGAATGTAACTGTAATAGATGCGGAAACTGGTTTGGTGCTGGTGGAGGTTTCTACAATACAAAAACTATTAGTACGAACGGTGGATGTTCATATACAGTTTGCGCTGGTGGTGTTTATAGATGTTGTTCAAGAGAATGTACGGGATGTAATGGATGTTCTTCCTATGTAAATGGATATAATCTTTCTAACTTCTGTGCTTTAGGTGGATCTAGAGGTTGTTATACTAACTCTTGGCCATCAAACTGTTATACTCAGTTTGAAAGATGTTGTGTTCAGCCTGGTGCTTGGGGTGGAGACTTTGCGATGGGCAACCACGCTGGTACATCATACAGACCTGGCGGTTTCAACTGTCACTGTTTCTTCAACAATGACGCTATTCCAACTGGTGCTCCATTTATCGGAACTCTAGGTGTTTCTTACGGTGTAAGACAGTGTTGGATTCGTTGCGGTTGCTGGACTGTACCATACGGACATGGTGGACAGGGAGGTATCACTTCATACTGCGGATCAGGTGCCTGTGGACAGGGTGGAGTTGGCGGAGGCGGACTCGTCAAGATCACTTACGTCTAGTACAAACAAGAAAATTTTTCAAAAGGGGGTCATAGACCCTCTTTTTTTATAAATAGTGCCGAAGGAGTAAACCCGAATAAATCCAAATGGCAACAAAAATTATTTCACAAGGCTGGCAACTATCATTGCCGAACAGCTTTCTGGTAGACCATTCATTCAGTGATGGTAAGCAGAGAGATCAGACATACGATGGCCCTGACAAGATCTATTTACAGATCGGTGCAGATGGTAAAGAAAAGTATGGCCCACTCACCGAAGACGACATTGCAGATGGTCGTCCAAAACCAGCTGACGTAGTTCAGTGGTACGAAGTAGACTGTGCTAGATCAAATCTACACTCACTTATCTGTCAACTCAGAGGCCCAGTCATTGACGAGAAAGAAGAAAGTCGTGACTTGTCTGTTGATGTTGCACACCCAGGCTCACCTGATTTGAGTGCTGATGGATACCAACAGTTCTACTATGGTTCTGTTTTATATCCAGATGACATTTACGACTTTGAAAGTATCACAGTTGCAAATCCAGGCTCTGCTGGCCCAGACGATATCTCAATCTCAGCATTTACAGCTAAACAGAAGTTGAATGGTGTAGATCTAGACAAAACTTGGGATATGGTTAGAGAACATAGAAATAGAGAGCTAGAATCTTCTGACTCTATGATCGCAGAAGATATGCCTGATGATATGAAAACTAAACTAAAAACATATCGTCAACAGTTAAGAGATCTCCCTGCTAAAATGCAAGCAGCTGGTGTTGAACCAAACATCGCAGATCTAATGTTCCCAGCGAACCCATTACATACAGATCCACCTAAAGACCCTGATGCTGACGCTACAGAAGCTGAATCATGGAAGCCACCATATATGTAAATTAAAAATACATATATAAAATAACCAAAGATCCTCTAGGGGATCTTTTTTATTATCTAATATTATGTTTGAAGTAAATCCTGTAAGAATTTCACACATACAAAGATGTTACGATCATTGGAAGCACAATGATTATGGATATATTTACAGAAAAGTTTTTATAGTAGAAGATTTCTACAGAAATCCAGACGAGATAAGAGATTATGCTCTATCTTGTGAACTGAAAAAAGACAAAAAATATTGTGGAGGATTAGTAGGAAAAAGAGTTGTTGAAGATAGACCAGATATGATTCAAAATCTTGAACCAGTATTCAGTGAATTATGTCAGCATAAGGAGTGGTATAACTTAGAGTATGATGATGCTGAGTTTAAACAGAAATGGTCTGAGATGAAATTTATGGTCAATCATACGACACATGAAGATATAATGGAAAAATTTACTGATGTTTGTTATACATATACTCATCATAAAGATAATATAGGATCTAAGTGGGCAGCTTTAGTATATTTGAACAAGGAAGAGGAGTGTGATGGTGGAACTAATTTCTTTAAATGGAAAGAAGATGATCCATATGGTCACAATTATGACATAAACAAAGATATTATGTTTACAAGTGAGATGAAATATAATACAATGGTGTTATACGAAGCTAGACAGACTCATGGAGCTGTACTCAACCGTACAATGTTTACCGAACATCCTAGTCTGGCACAGGTATTTTTTATGTGACTATATAGTACAGGAATTATGAAAACTATGAGATCGAAAGCGTTTTTTGTTAATGGTGGAGCTGGTAGAGTAATAAGTTCAATCCCTGCATTTGAGAAATATGCAGAGAACCATGACGACTTTATTATTGTATGTGAGGGTGGCACAGACTTCTTCAAAGGACATCCAACTTTAGATCATAAAGTCTATGATCATTGGCATAAAAATCTTTTTCAAGAGCATATAATACAGAGAGACTGCGAGAGTCCAGAACCATATAGAATATGGCATTATTATAATCAAAAGTGTAATCTATCACAGGCATATGATATCGCAATCAATGGGTTAGATGAACCTAGAGAGTTGCCTGCACCTACAATAAACCTTAATAAAATGGAGGTTATTGCTGGGTATAATGTAGTAGAAGAAGTAAAATCAGTAACTAAGAAAGATAAAGTTGTAGTAATTCAACCATTTGGTAGATCTATTACTCAACTTGGAGAATTTATGGCGGATGCTTCATCAAGAAGTATGTCTCTTGTCGGTGCTTGTGAAATTATAAACCAACTCAAAAAAGATTATGCAGTAATCATAATGAGTGAATATAGTTTCCCAGTTGAAGAAAATGAAGAATCAAATAAACATCAAGTAGCTAGACCACAGATACAAGATATGAGAGTATGGTCTGCTGTAATAGATGTCGCAGATCATTTCATAGGATGTGATAGTATGGGACAACATATTGCAAGAGCTCTTGGTAAAACTGCTACCGTGGTTGTTGGTTCCACATATCCAGAAAATATTAGTTATCCTGGCCACAAAGATTTTGACATTATTGATGTAGGAGATGGTCGTAGAGAATATGCACCGATTAGAATTACTCAAGATGAAACTGTTGATAGATTCAATGATGAAGCAATGGAATTGAGTAAAAATCAAATAAAAGAAATTGTTGATTCTTGTAAGAAGAGATTAGGTAAACCAAGAGCATATACTGGAACTTTCGTTCCTCCACAACAGGAACAACAGACATGCGATATGCCAATGTCTCAACCACCAAAACAGGATGCTTTCCAACTTTCTGGTGGTAGTCAGATGACTCCATCATCAATGTCTATACCTCCCATGACAGGAGCTCCAAAACCTAGTTTCACATTAAATAAACCAAAACCAAAAAAAGGTTTCAAACAGGAAATCAAAAATCTGTTAAAATCAGATGGAAAAGGTATAAAAATAGAAGAAAAATAATGACACAATGGATTGCTGCAATCGCCAGAGGTCATAACTCTGGAGTTTGTTTACTTAAGGATGGTGAACTTGTTCTTTCTATAGAAGAAGAAAGACTATCAAGAAAAAAATATGATGGAGGCCCACTAGCCTCTATGGTCAAGATATTGGATTATACCGATACTTTAGACTACCTTGTGATTGCTCATACACAACCATTAGATCAAGCTGGTACTATAGATTTTACTGGCGAAAATATGTACACAGGCCTAGCAAGAAAGTTAGGTTTGATAGACAGGAAGAAAGATATTTACAATCATCCTCAAGTGATTGATATGAGTCATATGCACCATAAACTTCACTCTTCATGTGCTTTCTTTAGATCAGGATTTAAGAGTGCAGTTTCTGTAATTGTAGATGGTGCTGGGACATTTATACCAATGAATATTGAGGGAGAAGATACAATAACATGGGAACTAGAAACTATAATTGATTGTGCTTACCCAGACAAATTTACCACCCTATACAAACATCAAGGGGGTAGAGGGCCATGGGCTTCTACTAGAATACCTAACTTTGAATCCAAATTCTATGAAGAAGAGGGAACTCACGAATTAGTAATAGATGAGTCTGCTGGTATTGTAAAAGCATATGAGGCAGTCACACAATATTGTGGATGGGCTCCTATTGAGGCTGGTAAAACTATGGGACTTTTCCCATATGGTAGTCAAAATTTAAACATACCAGACATCTATACAAATTACGATGGCATGAGTGATTGGTCTACTACCAATAGAGATTTAATTGTACCAACATATCCTAATGGTGCTGTTGTAAACAAAGGTAGATTTACAGAACTTCGAGATCCTGCCGATATAAATGAAAAAACAGATCTAACAAAACTAAAAAGTCGTAGAGACATGGCATATGCCATTCAAACTGAGTCAGAACAAATGGTTTTAGATTTGATTCGTAAGGCAGTTGATATGAGTGGTAATAAAAATGTTGTTCTATCTGGTGGATATGGATTGAACTGTGTTGCAAACTACTGGTATCTTGAACAGTTGAAAGATGAAGGTATCAATCTATTTGTAGAACCAGTAAGTAATGATGCTGGAACAGCTATCGGTGCAGCGTACTTACAATATCAAAGAGTCAGTAAGAATACAAAGATACATCCACAGATTAAGGATCTATATTACGGGCCTAAGTATGAATATGATAGAGAATACATTACAGATCTTGCTAATTATTATAACGCAACTAGAATTTTTGAAGCGACAAATGAAGATGCAGTAGATCTTATTACGAGTAAAAATATTGTTGCATTATTCCAAGGACAATCAGAAGCAGGGCCTCGTGCCTTGGGTAACAGATCTATCATGTATGATCCTAGAGATCCAAAAGGAAAAGATCATGTCAATACTATCAAACGTCGTGAGTATTTCAGACCTTTTGCTGGATCAATATTGAAAGAACATGTCCATGACTGGTTTGATCTTCGTGGTATGGATGATACTCCATTTATGATGTATGCCGTTAGGTGTCAGGACGGAATCAAAGAAAAAATTCCAGCAATTATTCACGTTGATGATACATGTAGAATTCAAACAGTAACAGAAGATGTCAACCCTCATTACTATAATTTAATTAAAAAGTTTTATGAGAAAACAGAATGTCCTATAATATTCAACACATCATTTAATCTGGGAGGAGAACCTCTTGTAGAGACCCTAGACGACGCTCTAAGGACTCTTGCAAATAGTTTGATAGAATACCTCTATTTGCCTGAGTACGGTCTTATGATCGAAATAAAGAACTAATGAAAGAAGTTAAAAAAATAGTTGTAGTAGGAGGAGGAACTGCTGGATGGATTACTGCATCTTGGTTTAGTAGAAGATGGGGTAAACTTATAGATGTAACTGTAATTGATAAGTATGAACCAGAAAGAGTTGGTGTAGGAGAAGCAACTCTTCTTAGTTTCCCAGGCGTAATGCAAAAGATGGGATTCAAAGTAGAAGATTGGATGAACAGAATTGATGCAACATTTAAAGCTGGTATATTATTTCCAGGCTGGGGTAGAGAGGATAAAGTTATTTGGCACCCATTTGGATTTACTAGCGTGGGTGATAAGAAAGTTCCCTTATATGATATATGGACTAACTACCAAGACAAACATGATATAAAAGACATATCTCCACTGTATCAATCAGCAATGAATAATTGTATAGAGATAGATTACATTGCTGACACATATGCTTATCAGATAGATTGTGGAAAGTTAGTCAAATTTTTACATGATAATTGTAAAAAAATTTGTAATTATATTCAATCTGATGTTAAAACAGTAATAAAAATTGAAGATGATATTGAGAAGATAATACTAGAAGATGGATCAGAGATAACAGGAGATTTGTTTATAGATTGTACTGGTTGGAATCAATTATTGATTGGCGGAGATGATAATATTGATCTTAGCGATAGACTATTCATAGATTCTGCTCTTGCTGCTAGAGTAAAATATGAAGATCCAAAAACAGAGATGCATCCATATACTGATTGCCAGGCTATGGAACATGGTTGGAGATGGAGAATACCAACTAGATCTAGAATTGGAACAGGATATTGTTTCAATAGAACTATAACAGATCCAGATACTGTAGCACAGGCATTTTCAGAACACTGGAATGGTAGAATCAAACCAGATGAAATGAGATTACTAGATTGGAAACCACAATATACTGAAAAATTCTGGAAGGGAAATGCAGTTGCTATTGGACTGAGTGCTGGATTCATAGAACCATTAGAGAGTACAGGTCTTGCTCTAATGATAAGAGGTTGCGAATATCTTGAAGAGGCAATATATGGATGTATTTACAACCCAAAATATGCAGCAGACATGTATAATACAAGAATGAAAGCATCATTTGAAACTGCTGTGGATTATGTAAATATGCATTATTCTTACTGTGAAAGAAAAGGTAAGTTCTGGGATTATGTAAGATTAGCTCATGAAAAGTCTGGTATGCAAAAAATATTTGAAGGACAAATACTAAACCCTAACACAGGAGTATTTCAAGGAGATACTCAGAGTTCATTCTTTGGAGGCACTAACTGGCAAGCATGGTTGCTACAGTTGATGCCTGAGATTCCTAAAAAGAATTATTGGTATCCCGAAACAGTTGATATTATTAGTAGGTTCGATAAGTACATTGAAACGCTAGATAATAATGTAAAAAATGCAACTCCCCAAAGAACATTATTGAAAGAGTGGTATGGATAGGATAGTATGGTGTAATGGCACGTTTGATATTATACATCCTGGCCATATAGAATTATTTAAAGTTGGAAAATCTCTGGGAGATAAACTTATCGTAGCTACTGACACAGATGAAAAGATTCGTAAAGATAAAGGTGAGGGTAAGCCCGTCAATAATCTCTGTGATCGAATTGCAATATTACAAGCGATAAAATATATTGATGAAGTATTATATTTTAATGATAGAAAAGAATTAGAGGGGTTGATAGAATTGTATTCACCTGATATACTGTTACTAGGTGATGATTGGAAAGGTGGAGATGTGGTTGGCATAGAGTATGCAAAAGAAGCTAGATTTCTTCCTAGACTAAATTACTCAACAACTGATATAATCAGAAAGATCCGTGCATAACGTAATTGTAATAGGTGACAAATGTACAGACAAGTATGTCTTTGGCGAGACTACTAGGCTCAGTCCAGAACAACCTGTTCCTGTTTTAGATCAAACTAGAATAGAAGAAAGGCCTGGCATGGCTGGTAATACTGAACTAAATCTCAAAGCATTTGGTGTCAATACTGTCTTGTTATCACAGAGAGAACCTATAACTAAAACAAGATTTGTAGATACTAATAGTGGTTATCAACTGATGCGTCTGGATGAAACTCCACAAGTCAGTAGAATTGCAAATGCTGAATTAAAAATGGCAATGATGCATCTGAATCCTGATGCTATTGTTATTTCAGATTATGACAAAGGATACATTAATGATGATGATCTATGGCATCTATGTCATAATTTTAACAGACCAGTGTTCGTAGATACTAAGAAACGTCGCCTTTTTCAGAAGGATAATGTATACTGGAAAATAAACAAGAAAGAGTACGATGACCTTATACAAGACCATCTACCTAACCTTAGTAACCTTATCGTTACTCTTGGGTCTGCTGGTGCATCTTGGAACGGTATGATCTTTAAACCACAGGTAGTCAAAGTATTTGATGTATGTGGTGCTGGAGATACATTTCTAGCTGCACTAGTTTATGAGTTTTTAAAAACAAAAAACATGCAGACAGCTATTGAGTTCGCAAACAAGGCTGCTGCGATTGCGGTTACACACCCTGGCGCTTACTATCTAACTAAAAAGGACATAGAATCATTATATGAAAAAGTCTGACTTAATGCACTATAGACTTCAAGCATGGTTGCGTGAGAATAAATGTGCTGATATTTCTTACATTGGTGTAAAAACAGATCACACTGGTGAAGAAAAACATTTTTATAAAATTGGACAACATGAGGTGCCACATGATGCAATCGAGTCTCTTGAAATGGAAGAGGTAGAAGAAGAATGAGATATTGTGTAGATATTGATGGCACGATTTGTAGTCCAACTGTGGGTAGGGATTACCATAAGGCAATGCCTTGGTGGGATCGGATTGCTACGATAAATAAGTTATATGATGAAGGTCATAATATCACCTACTTTACCGCTAGAGGTATGGGTCGATTTGGTGATGATCCAGATGCAAGTGCAAAGGCATCTATTTTATTATTTGACCTCACAGAAAAACAACTTAAAGATTGGGGATGTAAATATCATTCATTGATATTAGGTAAACCACATGCTGATTTCTTTATTGATGACAAAGGTGTAAATTCTGATGACTTCTTTAGGGCCAAGTAGAAGACCTCGTAATGCTCGTGCGGCAGAACCTATCAAGTATGTGCCAAAGGGATGGGGATATGAAAAATGGATTGCAAACTGTGAGAAGTATTGCGGTAAACTATTGTTTATTGCAAAGGATAAACAGTGTTCATGGCACTATCATAAATTAAAAGACGAAGTATTTTTTATTCAGAGTGGTAAGATAAAATTATATCATGGTTGGGATATGGATATTGAGAAAGCAGATATAACAATACTGAACAGAGGAGATAAGTTTCATGTACCCATAGGTCTAAAGCATCGTATGTTTGCGATAGAGGATACTGAACTATTTGAGTTTAGCACAGAACATTCTGATTCGGATTCACATAGGATCATGCCTGGAGATCTATTATGAATACGGATGATCTAATTAAGGTTTATAACGTATTATCAAAAGAAGAGTGTGAGGATATTATAGATTGGTTTTGGGAAGAAGAAGATAGACATGTAGATGGTGCTGTGTATGGAAGACCAAATGATGTTAGACAAAATCATGTAGTAAAAGATTTTAAAGATACCAGACAGATATATCCAAAACCAGATGACAGAGTATCAGATTTGTTGTCTAGAGCATATTTTGAAGTGTATGATAGATATGCTGAAGAGTGTCCAGTTCCACCAGAAGATTATCCTCTAGTTTTCAGAGATTATTGTGTTCGTATATATCACAAAGGAACAGGATTTTTTTCCAAACATCAGGATCAAGGGCCTGGCGTCAATGTTCACAGAGTATTCGGTATTGTAGGATATCTAAATGATGTCGAAGAGGGTGGAGGCACATATTTTCATCTTCAAGATAGAACGATACCAGCTAGAAGAGGAGATGTTTGTATATTTCCTTGTAACTATCTTTGGCCTCATGAAGGAACAATTCCAATATCAGAACCCAAGTATGCTATAACTTCTTTTATTTCGTATGCAAGTAATGCTTGACTTCTGTATAATCATGTGAATACCATGAAGTATCTGCACATGTGTATTCTTGATACTTACCTTCTAGATGTTTGGGGAAGGGGATTACTTCAATCTCCGCCCCTTCTTTTTTGGCAATCAATTCTGCAATCTCAAGAAATGAGATCGGATTGCCAGTCCCAACATCGTAGATGCCGCTCCCTGCCGTATTATCTAGGACAACATCTACTACATCATCTACACATACGAAATCTCTGAAGGCGTATTCAGAATCTTCAAAGATTTTAATTACCTTAGTTTCTTTAGCTTGTTTGGTGAACTTACTAATTGGACTTGCTTGATCTCCTTTATGTTCTTCGCCTTCTCCATACACGTTAAAGTATCTAAATCCTTGTACTTGTTCAAACCTATCCATATTATCCAATACCCAGTAATCTACAGTTGCTTTTGATAGTGCATAGAAGTTTAGTGGATTGATAGTTCCTTTCAGATATCCATACTCACTATGAATCTTACCATAAACAGATGCAGATGAGGCATATTTGACTGGGATAGAATATTCTATTGCTTTTTCAAACAGTGCAATAGAGAACTCTACATTATACTTGTGAATTTTATTTACGTCTGTTTCTGTTGTGCTTGATATAGCTCCCTGATGTAGAATCATCTCTACCTCATCCCACTTATCATATTGATTTAAAAAATCAAAAGCACCACTTTGTTCAACTCTATAAAGATTTTCTGGATCAAGTTTCTTTTCAAATGCTTGACCTATAAAACCTTTGTAACCTGTAAGGATAATCATATAACTGGTAGAAAAAATACTTGAGTTAATCTATAGGTATCTCCCTCAAAGAAACCTGGCTTATCATAAGGAGCATGGAGAACAGTTGCTGGATACATTATCATTCGATTATATTTCATTTCTGCAAGATGCATTTTTGCCCATGGCCCTACATCATCAGTAACAAAGTGTTCATCTGGTGGTTGTTCCCACCAATCTTCTTTTTTGTTACCCCAAATACCTTCTTGGTTTGGTCTTACCTGTTGACCTTTATATGTGTAAAACGCAGTGCCACCTTTACATTCTTTAGGTTTATTTAGGTATATGAGACCAGCCCATCCTCTGTCTTTTACATCTGGTAAGTCTATATGTGGCAACCTTCTTCTATGATTAGACTGAGTAACATTGACTGAAAAAGAGGTATTCATACATGACATTTCAAATGCCTTTCTCTCTTCCTGTTTTAGTCCATATACGTTCTCTGCTATTTCAATCCAAATAGGCCATATGTGTTCCAGATTAAATGATATATCAATTCTCTCGCCAGGAACTCCACCCAGTATTCTAGGATTTTTGGTGCCTGGTGTTCTTAATGCTAGATTCCTTACCTTGTCTGGATTTTTATAGAAGTTATCAATGTAAACTATAGGAAACTCTTCCCATCCCATGAGTTCTACAGTTGCGTCTACAGGGGTATTGATAGCGAAGGTTTCTATCTCATCAATAAAATACTTTTTCATATAACTAAATACTTCGGAGAACTAACGTGGAGAGGTTGTGGCAAAACCCAATAGTAAAGACGGTTTGAAAGAATACGCTCTTAGAAAACTTGGAAAACCAGTTCTGGAAATCAATGTTGACGACGATCAGATTGATGATTTGATCGATGATGCTATCCAATTGTATCATGAAAGACATGGTGAAGGTATTGATAGAGTCTTTTTAAAGCATCAATTTACTGAGGCAGAAAAGACTGCAATGAAAGGAGATCAAGCTACAACTACTGGTACTAGCACAGCAGGCGGACTTTCTTCGGCAGACTATACAGAAACTGCAAAGTACCTACCTTTACCAGATACCATTATAGGAGTTCAGAAAGTATTCAAGATGGACTCATCAACAATATCTGCTGGTATGTTCAATCTTAAGTATCAGATCTTCCTTAATGATTTATACTACTACGGGGCAATCGATTTATTAAACTATGGTATGACAAAATCATATCTAGAAACTCTCGATTATATGCTAAATCCTGACGTTCAAATAAGATTTAATAAGAAAAATAGTAGATTATATATGGATATCAATGTAAATGAACTTCAAGATGATCAGTTTATAATTATAGACTGCTTTAGGATTGTAGATCCTCAAAGTGAAACAAATGTATACAATGATGTCTGGCTTAAACAGTATACCACAGCTTTGATAAAAAAACAATGGGGACAGAATCTCATCAAGTTTACTGGTGTCAAATTGCCTGGCGGACTAGAACTTAATGGCAGACAGTTATATGATGATGCAGTGGGAGAGTTAGAAAGATTAGATGAGAAGTTAATGCAAGAATATGCAATGCCACCTCTAGACTTTGTTGGATAATGCCTTTATCACCCTTCTTTTTAAATGGATCTCCAAGTGAACAAAGACTAGTTCAAGACTTGGTGAACGAACACTTACAGCTGTTCGGTCAGGATATCTTGTATCTACCTAGAAAGATAGTAAATCAAGATACTGTAATACGAGAAATACAATCATCCAAGTTCGATGATAGTTTTAGAATAGAAGCATATCTTGTAACTACAGATGGATTTGGTACACCATCTGATGTGCTTACAAAGTTTGGTGTCCAAGAGAAAGATGAAGTAACGCTGGTTGTATCGAAGGAGAGGTATGATGATTTCATTACACCATTTATAAATTTATTTCCAGAAGGTGAAAGAATCAATGCTCAGTCTCCACATGAAGGAGATCTAATTTATCTACCATTAGATAATGGTCTATTTGAAATCAAATATATTGAAAGAAAAGTACCTTTCTACCAAGTAAATGATCTATTCATGTATGAGTTTAGATGTGAAATCTTCGAGCCTGAGGATGAGGTCATTGATCTTCCTGATGGATTGACAGACAAGAATGGCGAAGATGTTGAGGAAGGTTTCCTCACTGAAGGACAGGTAATTACTTTACAAATGGAGAAGGAGACAAACGAAAATGCAATAGCATATGTGTCTCTTGCAACTACATTTGCTGGAGTTAAATCTGTACAACGTGTTCCAATGTTTGATGGTGGTAACTATAAAGGAACACCAACAGTAACGATACATAAACCAACACAAGGAAATCAGGCAGCTGGTACAGTAACAATCGCTGAGGGTGGTATAGACACTGCATCTTTGACTTCTGGTGGATCTAATTACCTAAATGTGCCTTCTGTAAGTTTTACACCACCAAATAAAGTAACATCATCTCAGATTAAGTTTGGAAACAACTCTCTACATCACACTGCTATCACAGATGTTATTGGTGCTAACTTTGCATTTACCAACAATGTAGATTCTAGAGACAGTGGTAATGGTAGACTATCACTAAGTTTCTGGTTATATCCAACTAAATTTGATCCAGCAGCCAATGGTGGAACAGTCATGTGGACTGATAGATTCAAGATATATTACAGAGAGACAGGTAATATTGTATTTGCCTCTGGTTCTGGATCTATAGAAAATACCACACAACTCAATCTAAATGCTTGGAACTTTATCAGAGTAGAACAGTATAACACTGATGCAACTATATCTGTGAATGGAACTGTAAGTAACAGTCTTAATACTGCAAACCCAATTATGTTCTTTGCTGGCGATCTCCTGAAATTAGGTGCTGATGCTTCAGGACAGGGATTCATTCCTTCTCAGACTGCATCATTTGAGGGATTCTTAGATCATCTAACTATCAACTTAACTGGTGATAATGCTACAAGTAATAATAGTGCAACACAAGTTCCAAGTTCAGAAACCTCACAAGAAACTGATGTCGTGACATCAACCACTGCACAGTTTATTCGTAAATTAGATAATGAACATCCAATAGTTACTTGTACAACCAATGCATCAAGAGAAGTATCTGCATTGACTATAGAATATGAAGGATGGGGTTATACTTCAGTTCCTATTATGACTATCGAACAACCCACTCTAGGAACTCAGGCAACTGCTGTTGCAATCATGACAAGTAGATCTGGTGTTTCTAATCAATCCGTTGATAGAATATTACTAATTAATCCAGGCACAGGATATACAACACCTCCACAAGTGGTATTCACTGGTGGTTCTCCAGTATCAACTGCGATTGCTACTGCTGTAATTTCGGAGGCAGTATTAGGGCCTATAGGAATTACAACTGGTGGAAATGGTTACAACTTCACACCCACAGTTGGTATTACATCTGTATACATACAGCAGTCTAATGAGACTGAACCTCTACTTATGAACGCACAGGCAGAGGCAGTTGTAAGTACATCTGGTACTGTGACTCAAATTAGATACAGTAATGCTGGTGCTGGTTATACTAATACCGCAGCTACCGTGGCTATCGGTTCAGTCACTTCAAGTTCCTTTGGTGAGTATCAAAGAGATGAGATCGTTAAAGGTGTTTCTACAGGAACTAGTGCCTACGTTGCTAGTTGGAATACAAGAGATCAGATTCTCCAAGTTTCAATTCCATCAGGAGACTTTGGAATTGGTGAGGTAATTGTTGGTGCAGCTGCAAGCTACAGAGTTATATCAATAACATCCGACATAGATGGAGACAGAGAGTTTGCTCAGAATGATACTTTTGAAACAGAGGCCAGCACCCTTCTAGACTTCTCTGAAAGAAATCCATTCGGTGAGTTCTAAATACTATTATAAGGTGGTAATATTATGCTAACAAATCATTTCTATCATGAGATCATCCGTAAGACGATTGTGGCTTTCGGAACATTGTTTAATAACATTGAGATCCAAAAACAAGACAGGAACGGTAAGACGATAAGTGTTATCAAAGTTCCTATATCTTACGGCCCCATACAGAAATTTTTAGCAAGAGTAGAACAAGGTAGAGAATACCAAGACGGCGTAGGAACTACACTAACTTTACCTAGAATGTCTTTTGAAGTCATGGGCATGAACTATGACTCATCTAGAAAGGTTTCTACAATGCAAACTTTCAAGGCAGTCAATAAGAATACAAATAAAATGGTAAAGGCTTTCATGCCTGTGCCGTACAATATTAATATGCAACTTGGTATTTTATCTAAGTTGAACGAAGACGCTATACAAATATTAGAACAGATACTACCATATTTTCAACCAGCTTTTAATCTTACTATTGATTTGGTGGATATAATTGGAGAGAAGAGAGATATGCCAATTACTTTAGAAGGAATTCAAATGGAAGATTCATATGAGGATGACTTCTTACAGAGAAGATCGTTGACATATACATTGAACTTTACCTGTAAGACATATCTATTTGGCCCAATTAATAATAGTAGTGATGGATTAATCAAGAAAGTACAGACAGATTACTATTCAGAGACTGCTAACCTCAAAATTGCAGCTAGACAACAAAGATATACTGCAACACCAGCTGCGATTAAAGACTATAATAGCGATAATACCGCAGCAACTAATGAAACTATAGATACTGTGAGAACAGAGTTTGATCTTAACAGTGCGATAGCATTCAGAAAGGGAGATTACATACAGATAGATGAAGAGAAGATGTTAATTAGATCTATAACTGGTAACAGAATCAAAGTTAAAAGAGGTATGTTTACTAGCGTAATCCAACCACATGATATTAATGTTCCAGTAAATGTAATCAATGTACAAGATGATTCATTTGTTGTTGAAGGTGACGACTTTGGATTTGGTGAAACCAGAATTGATTTTGCTGATGGATCTATTTACAGTAGTAGTCAAGGAAGGGACTCTGAATTATGATTGAAGACGAAAATTTTGATGCGATAGAAGAGGCTCTAGAAGTTACCGATAGAGGTGCTGAGATAATGAAGAAAGAACCTGTATCTAAACCTGTCAAGAAAATAAAATCAGGAAAAGAAGATCTGACTAAGGATTATGAGTATAGTAGAGCTCAGTTATATTCTCTAGTTGAGAAAGGTCAAGAGGCTGTAGATGGTGCATTAGACGTTGCACAACAGTCTGATTCTGCAAGAGCATACGAAGTTGCTGGACAACTTATCAAACATGTTGCCGACACAGCAGATAAATTGGTAGATTTACAGAAAAAAATGAAAGATATTGATGAGGTAAATATTAAGCAGAACACTACTAATGTTACTAACAACTCTCTGTTTGTAGGAAGTACGTCTGAACTACAGAAGATGCTAAAGAAAATGAACAAGGAGAATGATAAATGAAAAGATTCAGAACACTAAGAGAAGAAAATTGGAGAAGACTGAATAAGTATGGTGCAACATACACTATCACTTTCCAATTCAGAGGCCAAACTAAAATGATTCAAATGTTTTTCCCACAGAGAGCAAGACCTTTGAAGAGAGATGTTCAAAGTGAATTGGACAAAGTGTATCCTAGTGGTAAAGTATTATACTATGCACCCTCAGAAAAAGATCCAACGAAACCTTTATTAGTAATTGACCCCTGATAGATCATGATACAGCATGAACAATACCTTGGAAACCCTAATTTAAAAAAAGCGAACGTTGCTCAGAACTTTACAAAGAAACAAGTTACTGAGTTTTTAAAGTGTGCTCAGGATCCTGTATATTTTGCACAGAAGTATGTAAAGATCATCAACTTGGATGAAGGTCTAGTACCT